AAAAGATAGCGACACTGAAAAACTAGCTACTGCTATCCTAAATCGTTATCCTGTAGAGGATTGCATAATTACTTGTGATGCCTCTGGAAGGTCTAGGCAAAGCACAGGTACTACGGATGTAAAAATTTTAGAAAAGTATGGCTTTAGGGTAAGGTACTCTAGGGCAAACCCTCGATTAAGAGAGAGACAAGTTTTAGTTAATGGACTTTTACATCACGGCAGGATGAAATTTGACCCAAAAATGAAAAAAACAATAAAGGACATGGAAAAGGTCCAACAAGAACCTAGCGATTACTCTAAAAATAAAAAAATTGACCCGGAATTGACTCACCTTTCCGATGGGGTAGACTATTTAATGAATTGGGAATACCAGATTAAGGATAGAAGGACTAAAACCATTCAGTTATAAGGAAATAACATGGCATTAATGGACCAAAGCGAACTAATTATAGAGAGATTTGAAAAACATTCTGAATATTTAAAAAGGAACCATAAACTTTTTGATATTTATGAAGGGAACTTATTGCCTTACGTTCAAGACATTTTACAAGCGAGTCTCAGTAAAGAATATTATGACAAAATTCATTCCAGAGTTTTTCCGGTTAATATTCTTAAAAGAGTAATTGATAAGCTTGCAAAGGCGTACCAAACAAATCCTACCAGGTCATGCAATAGCAACGAAGAAATTTTAGAGTTCTACGAAGAGACTTTAAGGTTTAATTACAAGATGAATTATGCCGATGAATTTGCACACCTATTTAAGGGATATGCGCTAGAACCTTTTATTAATATGGGTCAACCGGGTCTTAGAGTTATTCCTTTTGATAGGTTCTTTGTAATTGGTGAGGATTTAAACGACCCTTTAAGACCTACTATTTTCGTTAAAATAATGGGGACTATAAAGATTTACGATGGCGACAAAGAAAAAGAAGTACAAGTCCTTTTTGCCTATAGTGATGAAGAGTTTTTGGCCATAACCGAAGAAGGTCAAATCTTACCAAAATACATGGAAGAGAATGAGGGAATAAACCCCATCGGTAGAATACCTTTTTACTACGGCAACCGTTCTGAGTATTCCATTATGCCAGTCCAAGACACGGACATGCTAGAGCTAAGTAAATTACTTCCAGTTTTATTTACGGACCTTGGCGGTTCTATCATGTTTCAATGCTTTTCCATTATTTATGGGATTGATGTAGATTTAGAAAATGCAAATATGAGTCCTAATGCCTTCTGGACAATTAAAAGTGACCCTCAATCAGATAAAAAACCTGAATTAGGAACTATTACCCCTCAAGCTGATATAAATAAAGTGTTAGACTATATTAAGGCAGTCTTTTCGACCTGGATGGAGACGAGAGGGATAAAAGTTGGATCAATTGGATCTATGGACGCTAACGGTCTTGCTAGTGGTGTCGCAAAAATTATTGATGAAATGGACACTTTCGAGGCACGAAAAAAGAGTATTGAAGCGTTTAAGGTCGAAGAAAAAGAATTCTGGAAACTCTTAATTGATGTCCATAACTATTGGGTCAAAAGTGGAGAGTTAAAAGGCGTTGGTTTGCTTCCGGCGGATTGGAAAGTCACAACTGAATTTGATAAACCAAGTCCAATGATTGATAGAGTAACCGAAGTTAATACTATTGCCCTGGAAGTAGAAAAAGGGTTTCTAGATCAAAGGTCTGCAATAGAAAAACTCTATCCAGACCTTAGTAAGGATGAAGTAGACGAGAGACTTTTACTAACAAGTTTAGAACCCATTAACACTATTCAGGGAGAAGGGAATGACCTGGCAGAGAGTGAAAATAGAGATATCGAAGGAGCATAAACCCAGTGCCCGGATTGCTATTGGGTCCGAAATAGTTCAAAGGATACTTGAAAGGACTCTTATTGAAGGCAAAGACAAGGACGGCAAAAGGTTTAGTAAATACGAAAAAGATTATGCAAAAAGGAAAGGGGTAGGCGTTGGTGACGTTGACCTCAACCTTACTAGTGAGATGCTGGACAATTTAAAGCTATTATCTCACAGATCTGGGCAAGTAATTATTGGTTTTGATAAAGGCGACACCAAACTAAATGGTAAAGTCGAAGGCAATAGAAAAGGAACCTATGGGCAACCTAAACCAATACCAGGTAAGGCCAGAGATTTTTTAGGTATACAAAATAAGGACCTAAAAAAAATAGAAAAAGAATTTAAAGTCACGGATAAAAAAGAAAAAGACTTAATTAAAAAGGCCGCAGAAAAGGCCATCAGGGAAGGGATTGTTTTTAGTGGCAGCTAAAAAAGACATAGCTCGTATTCAAAAAAAAATAGATCGGGCGATTAAAAAAGAGTTTCAAGCAAAACAGGCAAAGACCTATGGTCAACTTGCTGTAAAAACTATTGTCGACAGAACTCGAAAAGGAAAAGGTCTTAATGGCGATAAACTTCAAAAGTTAGATCGACTATCAGACTCCTATATTGAAACTAGAAAAAGATATAGAAAAAACCTTTCAAAAACTACTTCACCAAGAAAATCAAACTTAACGGCAACCGGGCAAATGCTAAGGTCACTTACCTTTAGGTCTAAGAATAGAAAAATAGAGCTATTCTTTAAAGGTAGAAGAAGGCGTGAACTCACTGGCAAAGGTTCTGGTCGTAGAAATGTTGACGTGGCATCCTTCGCAAATTTATTTAGGCCGTTCTTCGGTCTAACTAAAAGAGAGTCAAATAGTATAGCTAAAGTATTGGCAAAAAATGTAAGGACTGCAATCCGCAGGATAAAATAATTTGACAATTTTAAAACAGGAGTTATTCTAATGACTGAAGAATCACAAGTCGGTAGTGCCGACACCTCAGAAGCTAGTAGCACTGAGAAAAAACAAGATTTCGTTTCTCACGAAACCCACAAGAAATTGTTAGGGCAAAGGAAGCGTGATCAACAATTTATTTCTGAGCTACAAGATAAGCTTTCATACTTTGAAAATCTAGAGCGAGAAAAAGCGGAAGCGGATGCCGAAAAAAGAGGCGAATTCGATAAGGTAATTGCGAGCTACAAAGAAAGAATGTCTAGTTTAGAACAGGAAAATGAGGGCTATAAAAAGTCGATTTCTAATTCGATTAAAATGAATAGCTTCCTCAACAAGTTACCGGGTAAGATTAAAAAGCAAGAATACACTAAGTTTATTGATTTAGATGAAATTGCTTTAGACCCCGAATCCGGTGCAGTTGATGAAACTACTCTCGAAAGTTCGGTTAGTAAGTTTGTCGAAAATTATAGCGACCTAATTCGACCTGAGAAAAATGGGAAATTTCCGAAGGTAGATAGGTTTAACTCAAATTTTAATTATGGAGATAAAGATTTAAAAACCATGTCCCAATCTGAGCTAATGAAAGCTTACGTAGAAGGGGCATTTTTAAAGTAAAGGATTACAAATGGCCGATCAAATTCACGACAAAAGCGAAGTTAATGCCACTAGGATGGCCTTCATTGCTGAAATCATTCAAAGAGAGTTGGAAGCTGCTGCAAAGGTAAGACCCCTTATCACAGATGTTTCCGAGTTTGCTGTAAAAGGAAGAAAAAGTATTTCTTTTCCAAAGCTTGGTTCTTTTTCTGTTCAAAAAATTTCCGAAGGACAGAAGGCCGATGCTCAAGCACTTACTGCAAGCGTAGACACTCTAGACCTGGACCAACATGCTTCGGTTCAATGGATTTTAAAGAATCAAGCAACTATTCAATCAACTCTCCAGTGGGAAGCTGCCTCAATTCAAAGAGCAGGTAGTGCTCACGGTAGAGAGTTTGATAAGGATATCCTAGAGGCACTTGTTTCTGGTGCTGCCGCTGCAAACAACGTGACCTATAACTCTTCGACTTATGAAGACAATATTCTTGAAGCAGCTCAAAAACTAGATGAGGCTAACGCTCCTGAAGAAGGGCGATTTATGCTAATTCGACCAGCTCAAAAGAAAGTTGCTTTAGGAATTGCGAACTTTGTTCAAGCAGACAGATATGGAGATAGAACTCCTCTTTTGACTGGAGAGTTAGGTCAGGCCTATGGATTTAGATTCGTTGTAAGTAATATTTCAACTACCTCATTCGTTGATGGTGTTTCACTTGCCCTTCATAGAGAGGCTTGTGCCTACGGTTTCCAACTTGGGGAAAATCTTGAGTCTCAACAAGCGATTGAATATGGAACAGGTTCCAAGAGATACGCACTAGATAGCCTTTACGGTTATAAAGTTCTTCAATCTGGAAACCTTATTTCTAAAATTGCTTAAGGTTAATTGATGAGGGAACTTAGAGAAGTCCCACACTTCCTTCGGGCACAATCGCCCGAGGGTTTACGTAGGGCCATGCTAAGAGAAAATTTGTTAAGTAAAACTAGCAATAGTTTTTTCGATATCTCATACGCTAATGGCGAATGGATAGCATGGTTTTACAAATACTCTAAAAAAATTAACTTAGAAAAAAGAGAGGATCAAAATGACTTACCCAGCGAATGACAAATTTATTATGAAATACACTTACGACTTTGCCAGAGATGGTGGAGCCGTTTCAACAATTTCACTAACTGCCGATATTAATGCCCTTGAGGAAAATATGGTTGTTGAGGAAATTCAACTACAAGTAAAAACTGCTCTTGCCAGTGCCGGAACGCCTACAGTAACTCTTGGGAATACTGGCGACCCTAATGGATATTTTGCCGATATCTGGGCACTAGCTCAAACCGATAACGCTGTAATTAATTCCGGTTCTGTTGCTGGGGCGTTGATTTATGACGATACCAACGACCATAGAATTCATTACAGAATTGATTCAACTGCTAACAACCAAGATTTAGTTATGGATATTGGAACCGCTGCCCTTACGGCCGGTAAGATTGAAGTGCTATTGACTTGTTCGGCAGTAGTTCAAGCAGTCTCTTAATTGTGAGGCCCTTCGGGGCCTTTTCTTTTTGAGGTAAAATGGCCTTAGGAACAATTAAAGATAGGGTAAACGGTAATTATAAAACTTATTCCCATCAAGGTGAAACAATATTTGGTGGTATTGCCTACGCTATAATTGTTGAAATTCTAAATGGCTACATATTAACCTTATTTTAATTTTATTAGGTAGGTAGATAGATGAAAAGGACTAGAGTTTTTTATTCCGATAACGGAACCCTTACCGACCTAACACCAGATGTTTTTAAATACGAACCCGGTCGGGCGCAAATAGATCAATTTGTGGGGGCCGAGGATTATATTTATATAGCTAACGTCGCACCTTTTAATCATTTTTATTTGAAACTAGATGAACCTCTTAATCATACCGATGTAGTTATGACTCTTCAATATTGGGATGGTAATAGTTGGGCAAATCCAAGTGAGTTAATGGATGAAACGGAACACTTTACCCAAAATGGTTTCGTAACCTTTACACCTAGTAGGAATTCAACCTGGAATATTGATGACACTTCGGGGACTGGTAGCTCAATTACTGGTCTAACAAGTATTGAAATATATCAAAGGTATTGGGTGAGGTTAGGTTTTTCAAATAATCTTAGTGCCAATGCTCGAATTCATTACTTAGGGCAAAGGTTTTGCGACGACGAGGATCTTTATAGCGAGTTCCCTGATTTAAGTCGGTCTAGTGTTCTTGAAGCCTTTCAATCTGGCAAAGGTGATTGGATCGAGCAAACCGTAAGGGCAAGTGATGTTATTATAAGAGACTTAACTTCCCAAACAACCATATGGAGTAAAAATCAAATCTTAGACAGGGATGAGTTTAGGTTGGCGTGTGTTTCAAAAACTGCCGAACTTATCTTTACTTCTTTCGGTGACGATTACGAAGACAATAGAATTCTTGCAAGACAGGAATATAAGGCAAGAATTACTAATATAATGTCTGCCCTTGATAGAAATGGAAACGGAAAATTAGAACAAAATGAAATGAAAAATTATTCCGGGTGGCTAGAAAGATGAGTAAAGTAACCACAGTCTATGACACTCTCATTTCAACCCTAGCAACCTTATTCCCTACTAAGGACATAATTCCAGATCCATACTCTCTTAATGATAACAAGGTCAGTATTATGAGAGATTCATACGGCCTTAAATTTAATGGGGAAAGTTTTGAGGAGGGAGAGTTTAAGACCCTCGGTAAAAGATATTCTTTTTCTGTGGTTTTTAGTAGAGAATTATTGCGAATGGACTCTGAAAACACACCGATTCACACTATGACAAAGGCATTTTTAGAGGATGCCCACACTTTAAGGTTAGACCTTTATGAAGTTGATAAGCTTGGCATTTCTAACAGTGTAGAAAATGTTGAGGTTTTGGAAGTAAGTGGCATTGAGGATGTTTTTGACGATAAAAGTAATTTTAAATCAATGGAATGTTTCTTTGACGTTATTGTTAGAGAAAATTTAACAATCTAAGGAGAGATTATGGCCGAACTACAAAGGGCCTCGGTTTTTGCTATTAAAGAAGAAGTTACTACTGGCACTTTGATAGCCCCGGCCGGAGCATCTGAATTTGTACCTCTAAAATCTGGTTTTTCAATTACGAGTGCCAATGAGGTTCTAACTAGTGATGAACTTCTTAATGATATCGGTGCGAGTAAAGGTCAACTTGGAATCGAAAACCCTACAGGGAGTCACGGTGCCTACTTGAAACATAGTGAGGTTGAGGGACAAGCACCTGAATGGGCATTGCTTTTAAAATCTGCATTAGGTAGCGAAACCGTGAACGGTACAGAATACTCTACGACTTCCGGTTCTACCGCTGGGACTGCTACTGCTAGAGCTGAATTGGCAATGGCTTCCGATAATGAAGATAACTTTGTTGTGGGTCAGGGCCTATTAATTAAAGACTCTACTAACGGTTATTCAATTCGAAACGTCTACAACGTAGACAGTGCTGGCAATGCTCTTGATTTAAATTTTAATTTAGACAATGCTCCTGGGACCGTAGCACTAGGTAAGGCAGTTTCCTATATCCCGACGGCAACCGGGCACCCTTCTTTTAGTGCTTGGATGTACTCGGCAAATGGTGGGGCCATACAGGCAGCGGCCGGATGTAAAGTTACGGATGTGAGTATCAATCTCCCTACTGGGCAACAAGCTGAAATTGATTTTAACTATGCTGGTACAGAATTCTTTTTTAACCCGATCACAATTACAGCATCATCAAGTTACATTGATTTTACCGATGACTCTGGAACGGTGGCAGCTCAACTTGAGGCAAAGATTTATAAATCACCCGAAGCTTTGAGAAGTGAAATCGAAACTAAAATGAACGCTGTGGCAACTGACACTATTACAGTTACATTTAATTCTCATGGAGCTGATAAAGGTAAATTTGTAATTGCTTCGGATGGTTCTACGACTTTTAGCCTTCTCTGGAATACTGGGACCAATACCGCTAATAGTGCAAAAACTGTTTTAGGCTATGATAACACCGATGACACAGGTGCTTTTTCTTATACCTCAGACAGTGAGCAAAGTTATGCAGCTCCTTACACACCGACCTACGACAATGCGAATAACATTGTTTGTAAAGATGCTGAAATAATGATTGGAAGTTTTTCCGACAATATTTGTAGACCAGCGACTAATATTAGTTTTTCAATAGGAACTCCGACGGTCGATGTTTTAAGTCTTTGTGCAAAGTCTGGTTTAAGTGAAAGGCTTACTAACGCTAGAACAGTAGAGATGACTGCTAACCTTATTCTACAAAAGCATGAGGCAGGATTATTTGATAAATTTATCAATAACACCACAACTAGTGCCATGGTTAATATTGGCTCTAAAGATTCTAGTGGTAATTGGGAAGCAGGAAAATGTGTAAACATGTATATGGCGAACGCAACCATTACTCAACATGAAACCTCTGGAGATGATTTTATTTCTTTGGATGTAACTTGTACCGGGTTTGTTGATAGCGACCGAAAAGATATTTATATTAACTTTTTATAGGGAGATTTATGAAGGCAATCAAGATGACGCCAAGTGATCTAGGGATGGATGACGTATTCGAAGGATTGATTGAGGCCAACAAGCCTGTAGGAAAAGAACTAAGACAGCTTACTCACGATTTACGTTTTAAGAAAAGCGTAGATGGGGAATGGATCAAACAAAAAATTGAAGACGAAAATCCCGAAACGATTGAATGGGTCTTTGAGGTTGCCGAAAAATTTGTGACCAAAATTAAATTAACTTGCAATGATATAGTTTTAACTTCGATTGAGGACCTAACTTATTACACTGAAGGTAATGAGTTGATTCAAAAAATCGTAATGAAACTATTGGAGATGCCAAAGCTGGGAAAGCGATTAAAAGCAACCTAGATTTTTTTTGTGAGATGTATTACCACGGGAGGCCTATTCCTTCCGGGGTAAACTCTCCAGAAATAAATATGGTCATTGATTTCCTAGAACGTAAGCAGTTAAGTAAAATGGGAGTTACTCAGGACTATGATTCTATAAGCGATTTTGAGAGAATGTACTTAACTTATTGTGGAACTAAATTTATTGAACTTGAAAATAAAGAGAGAGAAAAGAGTTTAAAGAAAAGGAAGTAACTAATGGCCAAAGAAAAAATAGTTGTTGATCTGATTCCAGGCAGGAATGAACTAAAAAAAGCAATTTCTGGAATAGGTTCAACCATTAACACTATTGGTTTGGCCGTAGGTGGAATTCTTGCTGGTGCTGGCATAAAGAAAGTGATTGATTTAGCAAACCAACAAGAGGACGCTGTAAATAGGTTAAATGCTCAGTTAAAAATTGCAGGTGATTTTTCCGAAGAGGCATCTAAAGGCTTCCAAGAATTTGCATCTCAATTACAAAAAACCTCGACTTTTGGTGATGAGGTTATTCTTAATCAAATCGCTTTAGCCAAATCATTTGGAGCGACTAACGAACAAGCTCAACAAATAGCCTCAACCGCTGCCGACCTTGCAGCCTCTTTTGATATTGATTTAGAATCGGCAACGAGAAACGTGGCAAAAACTTTAGGAGGGTTTGCTGGTGAATTAGGCGAAACGATTCCTGAATTAAAAGAGCTCGGGTCCGAAGCTTTAAAGACTGGTAAGGGCATTGATTTAATTTCTGAAAGATTTAAAGGTGCAGCACTAGAGGGCACAAAAACTTTTTCAGGTAGTCTTAAGCAATTAAGCAATCAATTCGGAGACACCTTAGAAAGTATTGGTCAGTTTATTACTCAAAACCCTATTGCAAAAGAATTTGTAACAATTATACAAGAGGGTCTTGGGGGAATCGATAAAATCCTAAAAGATAATGCCGATGGAATTACAGCTTTTTTAAAACAAATCGCAGTTGGCACCGTTTTTCTTGCTGAAGGACTGACAAAAGGAATAAAGGTTGTAATTAATGTCTTAAACTTTGGAATAAAAGCATTTGAGGGGTTTATAAATGCCGCCCTACAAATAGATATAATTAGAACGACTGCTTTTGTAGTTGTTAATGGGGTGAGAGATACATTTAACGATTTATTAGTTCTACTGGTGGATACTGCAAAAAAAATAGTAGACTTTGGAAAATCATCAACAATATTAACTAAATCCCTGGGAGCTGCCGGGATTAATTTGGATAAAATTTCAAAAAGTTTAGGATTTCTCTCGCTAGGAATAGAAGAAGGCAAAAAGAATTTTGAGGATATTGAAATATCATCTGTAAACTTTTCTAAAGTAACTTCAAAAGGTTTAGAAACAGTGACAGGTGGGCTAGACACTGCAATACAAAAATTTGATGGTCTCGGAAAAAGGCTTAGTAAGGTAGAAACTCAGGCCAAAAAAACTGGTGCTGCTCTAAAAACTTCGGCAGAAATTAGAGAAGGGTCGGGTGATGGACCAGGGCCAAGAAAAATTGATATTGCCTTTGAATCGACCGAAGAACTTTTTGACAAAGCATCTGGCAATTTTGAAAAATTTTCTAATGAATTATCTGGCAATGTAGAAAATATAGTTGGTTTTTTTGAAGAGGGTGGCGGTGCTTTAACAAAAAGTGCATTTAAATTTGCAACCGACACAGGCAAAGCACTTCTAGCAGGTATTCAACAAGGTGCTGAAGGTGCGAGAAATATTATAGGTAATGTAGTTACTGGGTTAGGGGATAAGTTACTACCTGGAATTGGTGGCGTTCTTGGTGAGGCTTTTAAATTACTATCACTACCACCGGAAGAGTTTAGAAAAGTAATAACAGAATTTATAAGAGCAATTCCACAAATCATTTTAAATGTTTTTGAAAATGCTGCCGATTTTGGAAT